AATCATCCCTTGAGCCTCCTCATGCGGTCGAGGAACATATCGACGCCCGTCGCAACCACTGCGACGTCGGACGCGCGGCGCGCATGGATCGACTCGACCTCCTCGATCCTGCGGCGCTCGGCGGAAAGCGCGAACGACACCGCCTCCTCCTCCTTGATCCGACCCGGCGAGATGCGCCGCGAACGGACGACACCATCGCGGAAGGCGATGGTGACGACCCAATCCGAATCGCTCGGCTGGAAGACCTCTGTGACCTGCGATGGGATCATGGCGATTTCAGATCAGCCAAGAGATGACGGGTGCGGTTCCGTCGCCGTTCGAGAAGTTGCAGGTGATGGTGTTGTCGCCCGTCTTGTCCACGTTGAACGCGAAGCCGTTGAAGATGCAGTTCGCGCTGATCTTCGCATCGCTCGTACCGGAGCCGTCCGAAAGGTTCAGCGTCAGCGCGGCGGTCGAGGTCTGGAGGAAGATGCACTGGGTGGCGCTCGACGTCGTCGCGCTTCCGATGCCCGGAACGCCGGTCAGCGACCCGGTCAGGTCGAGCATTCCGAGGCGTCGGCGACGACCCGTGTCAGAGAAGCCCGTGACCTCGCTCTCGACGCGGCTCAGGGTCGCGGCGAAGGTGCGAATCTGCATGACGTCGCCTCCTGCCGGGAGGGTCACGGAGCCGTCGTTGCCGCAAAGGTAGGTGGTGATTGGCATGGTTGGATCTCAGGTGTCGAAGGCGTAGGCGCGGTACTGAATCAACATCGACCACGCATCATCGGAGAATGAGGGGACTCCAGCGCTCGTCAGGACGAACTTGGCCCGATCGAACCCGGTCGGCGAGAGCGGCAGCGAGAGCGCCGTCGCCAGCGCGGACGCCGCCGAGTGGATGTCCTGCGTCCCGGTGTTGCCAAAGAAGAACGTGAACTCGAAGTCCACGACGTAGCGGGTCGCGCTGTTGTGCGGCTCGACGTCTACGTTCGTGACGCGGTAGGTCAGCAACGGAAGCGGTGCGTTCGCCTGCCCGACGTCGAGGTAGATCCGTGTACCGACGATCGACGTCAGCGCGGTCGTTGCCGCGAGTCGGGCCTTCAGGGCGTCGAGGATCGACTGCATCATCGCACGGACCTCATGTGCCTGTCGATCGAAAGACCGATGATCTTCGCGACGAACGGCTCGACCCGCTTCACGGTCGGCTGGACGTATGGGCGCGCAGCAAGCCGCGTCCGTGGGCTTCCGTACTCGAGAGCGCGCGCGTACTCGAGGTTCGTTCCGAGGACGTACAGAACCGACTTGCCGCGCTTCTCCTCGATGTACGCAAACCCTTCCGATTTCGGGGCCGCAGCGCCGATCCATTTTGGCGGCTCGATGGTCCACGAACGAAGCAGCGCACCCGTGTTCCATGCTGGAGGATCGCCGGGAGCCGACGCGATGTGCCATCCGCGCGCGCGGAGGTTTCGACCATTCTTTCGGCCCTTGGCAACGCGATATCTCCGGCCCTTGCCGCGATTGAAAAGCGTCTTGCGAAGTTGCTTCTGCATCTCAACGGCAACGCGAGTCATGCCCGTAACGACGCCGTCGCGGATCGTGTCCGACACGAACTTCGGGGAACCTCCGCGCCATGTGAAACTCACAGCGACACCTCCGGCTCGACCTCGACGCACTCGATCTCGGTATGGTTCAGGTGCGCCGCCGCGCCCGTGTCGCCGAGGAACCCCGGGTTCACGACGCCCGTGACGCGCCACGTCTTGACGCTGTCCGTCCCCGAAACCTTGTCGTGGATCTCGTCCGCGATCCGCACGTCCGAGCAGCCCTCGACGTAGATCGTGGTCGTAGTCCGACCGTTCTCTCGGCCCTGCGCGACGTCGCTCGACTGCGCTCCGGGCTGGATGAACCCGTGGATCGTGAACTCGCGCGAGTACGATCGCGCAGACTGCCCGTCGCTGGCGACGGTGAAATCCGGCCTGTAGACGAACAGGCACTTGCCGAACTGGGCGATGATGCCGCCGATGCTCAACGCAGCCTCCGGTATCCCGCCAGCAGTTCGCGGATCTCCTGCTGCTGCTCCGACGCCGCGCGGCGGCTGTAGGAGTACCCGCCGAGGCTTTCGCTTGCGATGCCAGCGTCTCGCGTCCTGTCGCGGAAGAATCGCCCCGTGACAACCAGCGTAGCCTGAACGACGTCGTAGGGGATCGTCGCGAATCCGCCCGTGTAGTCCACCAAGACCGACTGATATTCCGCGAGGAAGTCGCCCGAGACGATGCCCTTCTCCTCGTCGATCCGGTAGTCGGACAGGCTCTCCGTCCACCCTTGCAACAGGCACGACGACGCGCGGAGGTCGCGGCCAGCGACCTTGCGGACGTACATCGACGGCACGTTCTCGTTGGCCGTCGCCGCGAATCCCGTCGTCGCATTGACCTGCGCGGCGAGTTCGTTCGTCGTGTCGTACGTCGCAAGCGAGATGTTGGTCGAGGTCGTCGCGCCGGTGCTGCTGCGGCGGTGCAGGTGCAGGTGCATCGAATCGACGGAGACGGACGCGAACGCATCCGTCGAGTCGGTGCTGTTGACGGTCAGGACTGTGTCCGTCGCGCCGCCCACGAAGAAGACCTGCGCCGCCGGAGGGTTCCGAAGCACGATCCGATCCGCGCCGTAGGAGTCATGGACCTCCTGTACCCGGGCGTCGGTGAACCGGCGACCGCAGTACGTCTCGACCCACTTCGACGCGCGGTCGATGCACGACTCGAGGATGGCGTCGTTTGCCCCCGACGTGACGCCGAGGAACGTCTTTGCCTCCGCGAGTGTTACGAGCGACGTTGCGGCTACCGCCATTGGCTACGACTCCTTCGGCTTCCTCTTCGGCGCTTTCGGCGGGCGGGTGGAATCCGCGAACAGCGGCGCAGGCTCGATCAGCCTCTTGGCGTAGCCGCCATCGACAAGCCGATCCGCCGTCGTCCCGTCTGCGTTGAACACGGTCCCGGGCCTCAGTTCGCGCCTTCCGGAACCCGGCACGAAGACGGCGCAGTTCCGAAGGCAAATCAGTAGGTCTTGCATGATTCCGGCCTCCCGTGCTTTGTGTAGTCGCCGGACCACTGGTTCACGACCTCGAGGTTTTCACCCGGCCACGTCACGGTCAACTGGAGATGTCCGATCCGGACGCGCGGAGACGCGGCGACCACGTTCCCTGCCTCTCGGAAGCGATGCCAGAACCAGATGTCGTCGTCGGTCTTCAGCGGACCCCAGCGGTTGTCCGCGTCGGGCTTCGAATGGAACCACGGCTTCGGCATCCGGCGCAGCGCGTCAGTGCGGATCAGCGACAGGCCGAAATGACCCGTCTCGCACTCGACCGCGTCCGTGTGGAACTCCGTCGATTCGACCTTCGTCCGGCGCTTGCCGTCCGCGTCGAGCATCGTCAGCAGGACGTTGTTCCGGTCGCGCCCGATCTGAAGCGGGAACAGCGCGTCCACGTCGGGCCGCGTCTCCATGATCTGCCACAGGCGGATGACGTCGTTCTCATCGAAGATCGAGTCGAAGTCGATCGTCAGGACGTACTTGCGCTCTGCCTCCTCGCAGACCTCCTCCATGATCCGCTCGAGGCACTGGCCCCAAAAGACCCCGGTGGACTTCAGGAAGTCGATGCCGAGCCGCGCGCACGTCAGGTGCGTAGCGGCCATCGTGTCGGTCCATGCGATTCGCGGCATCGACATGATGGCCTTCACGTCTCGCATCGGGAGTTTCGGCATCGGCAGCGCGAACTTACGCGCGACCGCGCGGAGCGTGTTGCCCTCGCGCTCGATCGGGCCGAGCCGCTGCAATCCGGCCATGTCGAGGACGCGGCTCAACTTCTCGCGGTTCCACAGGCTCTTGTACCTGCCGTTCCCGAGCGCCATCTCCTCGACGCTGCCATCGCCGCTGCCGTAGGCCGCGTGCGCCATGTCGTAGTCCGGAACGACGAACGCCGCGCGCTGGCCATCGGCCAGCCTCGCGGCGCATTCCTTCGCCCGTTCCAGTTCCTTGCCAACCTCGGCCTTGGCGAGTTCGTCGCCGAAGTCGAGAACGTCCTCTGTAGTCCTCGTCATGCGTTCCTCCGTGTTGTGATCCTCCACAGATGGAGGGAGGGCCGTAGCCCTCCCCCCATCCTACAGAGGATCGGGATTCGATCAGACCTGCGAGAGATTGGCCGTGCCGATCTCCGCTGCGGTCGTGCAACCGTCGCTCGGCTCCGACAGTTCGACCATGATGATCGGCTCGGAGGTGGACGCGAGGCCGAACGTCGGGCGCAGGTAGCGGCGACGTCCGCGCAGGTCCACTTCGTAGACGATCTTCGCGAGGGTCGTCGCGACGGTGTTGGCGCTGGGCGTGTACGCCGTGCCGGAGCCGGCGGCGCTGATGGTCGTCCAGTTCGTGCTGTTGTCGTCGTTCTCGGCGAGGGTGTTGTTCGCGCCGGTCGTGTGGACGGCAGCCGTGCTGTTTGCGATGCAGTAGATGCGCGCGTAGGAGAATCCGCGCGTGTCGATCGACGCCGTGAGGGTCGATACGTTGGATGCGCCGATGGCGGCGATGACGAACTTGCTGTTCTGACGCATGGGAGTTTGTCCTTGCGGGTGGTGGTGGTGGTGGGCTGCGGCAGGGACCGGAGTTCATCCGGCCCCCGCCGCCGCATGGGAGGATCAGAGGGTCAACTTCACCATTGCGCCGTACGCGCTGGATGAGCCGACGTTGGCGCACACGATGTCGAACCGCTGGGTTCCGCGCACCGCGAGTTCGTCCTGCTCGAACGCATTGAGCGCCGAGTCGGAGAACGCAACGGTCTGCTGTCGGCGGTCGCCGAAGATGCAGCCTTGCGCGAGGTCGCCGATGTAGGCGAAGGTCGCGCCGCCCGACTCGGTGACGGGGATCACCTGCGCGAACTCGACCGGGTAACCGAAGAATCGCGGATTGGCGAGTCCGTTCGCCATCTCGGCAGCGGTCACGCCGCCAGCCGCCATCGCAAGGCGCTCGAAGACGCCGTGGTAGGCGTTCTTGGAGCAGAAGACCTTGATGTTGTTGCGCTGAGCCGCCCACGCGGGCAACTTGCGGAGCGCAGCCGAAATCTCGACCTGCGTGACCGCAGCGTAGGTCGCCGCGCTGCCGTCGCTGACCTGATAGGTCGCGTCGGTCAGGGCGTTCGCGAGGCCGACGATGCCGCCGTAGGTGGACGTGCCGTCGCCGTTGAAGCCGCAGTCGTCCTCCTTGAGCGCGAAGGCGTAC